TGCTAGCTTCAATGTTAGCCCAGGTAATCTTTTTGGATGCTGAAGTCTCAGCGTCCGTAACCATAATGATATCACTGTCTGTCAACTCTGTGATAGCAGTGAGTTCGGATATCTTAGGCATGGAAATAACTTTTTAGTTATTTATGAATCTCTTCAGAACCACCTTGGAAGTTCTCACTTCCACCCATCCAAAAGTCTACCCAGTCCTGCTCTGTCACCTGGTCATAGTCTCTAGTGACGGTGCACTTCTCTGGTGCAGATCTGTCATACATCATCTGATGCATACTCTCACACTCCTCAGGCTCCTGGGGTCCTGTGTTATCATCCCACAGGTCAGGAAGAGTGGCATCAATCTCATTATACTCCACAGGCATAGGCTCCTGTGGCTCAGGGATTACGGGTTCCTCTGTTACCTTGGGTGCCTTAAACAAAGAGGCCAAATCAAAACCCAGAATTTTCATCAATTACCTCCCTTACGTTTTTGATCCACTGCATCTTTGATAGAGTTGTAATCTGATGACGAACCCAGGCTGTCACCGACAAAGAACTCCTCGAAACCCGACTTGCTAATGAGTTTATCGCAGATCTCAATCTGCTTCTTCTCTTTACCGATGCGTCTAATAAAAGCATACCAACATACCTGTGTGAAGTAGGAGAATGGATTGGATGACTTAGTAGGGTCAAACCTGTTGCAACATACAACACAGTTCTCTACTGCATCCATCACCATGTCCTGACGGTACATGTAGTTGGAGAAGTTAGGACGGGTGCTAAGGTGTTCAGCAATGTCCAGGAAGCACTTACCAATGTAACGTGGGATACGTGGCTTTGGTTCACCTCGTTCCTTCGCAAGTTCGATCGAAGCAATGTAAGCTTTCATTGCTGCGTAGAATTCTTTATTGTCAATAAAGTTGTTCTTCCTCTTGCGAGGCGTGGGTGTTTTCATTTCTAAAGCAAGTCATGTACTGATTATAACAGAGTAGAATATAAGTGTCTATTCCTTGGATTCCTTTGGTATATCAGGGGAGTCGGTGAACATCTTCTCCAGCCTGGTTCTAAACGCTTCAATCTTACCAACGTAACCGGAGTGACGTTTCGTTTCAACCTTTCTTTTAATGGGGGTGGATGCCACAGCAGCGACGAGAGCCTTACGATAGAACTCTACGCCAAACTTGTCAAGTTCAGAGATGGATATGATGTGCTGACGATACACTACTTGCATATCATCGGACGAATACATCATCCACTTCTTAGGCACTAGTCCAGAGACGACGATACCCTTCTGCATATCGACGTGGTTATTCTCTGTGATAATGATGGGGTTATGGAACAGGAAAAAGTCTTGACCGTTCTCCTCACACTCAATGATCTCAGTGAGGATCTCCTCTCCTGTGACTAGTTTAACTGTTGCGTGAAAAGAATCTTCGTTCATAGACTCAATACTCCTTCAGAGGTATTTATAGGGACTTCAATCATGCGATACTCAAAGTTCTCATCAACGTAGTATTTGATACGCTCTGCCAGGTGGTTAAGCGTGAAGTTGTTTTGACCGTGTGGCTTTCGGAAGTCATCAGAGATGTCATGCAACTTGGCACTCTCCTTGTTCTTCGCCTTCCTCAGTCCCCTACCGATTGATTGTAGGACTCGGATACGGGACTTGGAAGGCGAGGCGAAGATGACGTGGTGTAGGTTCTTAATGTTAACCCCAGTAGACATAGTGCCATAGGAACCAAGGATAATATTATCGTCGGAAGTCTCCGCAATTCGTCTGACTTCCTCTCTGATTTTGACATTGACATCACCATAGATTAGGTGGACTGGTCTAGCAGTCATCTCCTGCATCATCTCGTAGAGTGGGAGTCCTTGTCCTTCAACGCGGGTGAAGAGGACCAAGACATTCCCCTTAAGAGCATTTGCCAGATTACAAATAAAGCGATTACGGTTATTATGGTATCCAATGAATTCAATCTCCTCGTTGTAGTTGTTGAACTTTCGAGGCTCATGCTTAAGGGTGATGATGTCTACGTTCAGCTTAGCGAGGAAGCCTTTCTCCATAAGGTCGGCAGACGATGTGGTCTTGTAGACAGGACCAAACAACCCTTCCAGTATGAGCTTGTTGACATTCTTTCCATCAAGTGTTCCCGTGAAACCGTATCGCCATTTGGCATCGGGGCACTTGTTCATGATGGACTGCAAGCACTTGGCTTTGAAGTTGTGACACTCGTCACCAATGATGCAGTCGAATCCTCTGAACCACTTCTTGTCTAGACCGTAGATAGATTGCCATGTGGATACTACTACGGGCTTGTCAGTGTCCAGAGAGTGGCCTTGATAAATCTTATGTACATACTCCTCTGTGTCCCAACCGTAGTCAGCAAAGTCCTTTGTCATCTGTTCTACCAGTGACTTGGACGGTACCACGATCAAAGTTCGCTTACCAATAGACTTGATGTAGCGAGCGATAGAGTAAATCATCAGTGACTTACCACTACCAGTGGGTGAGACAATCGTCTTGCGATACTCTTTCAGTGCATGAAACACTGTGTCAATCTGATAATCCCTAGGCTTGATGCCAGAGATCTTGTTCATGAATAGCTCCACACCATCGAGGAAGACACGCTGGTCTATCTCGTAGGGAACTCCATAGTATTTGTTGTTCTCAAAGTCCCAAGAGTATCCAAACTTATCAAGGGCTTTGCAGAGACGATAGGTGAGACCCGCGGGAAGCGTTTGCTTGGCTGTACTCAACAGCCGGATCTTACCATCCCAGTATCTCTTTCTATATGCAGGTGAGAAGGATGCTCCTTCTACATCAAAGGTAAATACCTCCTGCAATTCATACAGAACGTGTGACTCACATTGCAAGTGAATCTCATTCTCGTTCTTCTTACTAATAATAACGTCGGCCATACATTATTTAGATGACCTCTATAGTAGAACAGTGTGGAGCCCATTGGAACCACATGTTTCTGACTACATCATAATCATCATGGATAATAGATTTACCGGACTTAAGTAAAAGTTTGTACTTATGTCTGTTATATGGCTTATCACAATAAGTGGTGAAGTTCTCACCGTCCTTATACACCATTAGTGAAGCGCCTCCACTCAATCATATTCTTAATATTATAAGACATCTGATGTATTTGTTTAAGAATCTCTGACACACAGTTCAAAACGGTATCGTAGTAGTGGAGTTTCATCTCCACCTTTTGTATACTCTCATCAACTGCCACCCATGAGGCGACGTCAGACTTCATCACCTTGTATGGAAAAGGCTCAGCATAGTCCTCAGGTGCAGCTTTACCTGAATAGTATAGTGATTTCTTATGGTGTAGTGTCCTCAGCTCATGGGTAGCCTTCTTGTTCAGTAGGCTGTATTCATTATGTAATGACAAGTACTTAGCATGTAGCTGAGGTATCTTCATCGATGCCTCATCCAGCAACACATCATCAATAATGCTATCCTTTGCCCACATGCTTTGGATAGCTTCAAGATCCATTACTCAAGCACAACTCCTTGCTCTGACTTTCTATAGTTGGGTTTCATCGAAGCGTCCGTTGCATTAGCAGCTTCGTAGATGTAGTAGTCGAAGTAATTATAGCGCAGAGTAACCTCAGCAGTAAAGTAGTTTACGTCAGGGACGGAGGCGTCAAAGTTGAGGGTGGTAAGTGAGATGGGGAAGCAGTCTTTGAATACAAACTCCGCCACGGGGCGATAATTACTGGATAGAATGTATAAGGAAGCGTCAGATAACCAATCATTATTACCAAATTTATAAACATTTTGATCTCGTGTCTTTGTGTTAATGCTCTTACGGGTACCACGGTCATAACCGAACTCACGAGCAGAATATGGTGTAGTGATTTCTCGAATCCAGTCATGAACCTGATAGTAGTTCTTCATGTTCTCGTCAATCAAGAACTTAATAAACAATGGCTCGTAATACAATTCATCACCAGGATGATAGACCGTATTGAGCCTGGTCGTTTGATTGGCAGTTCCCATTGAGATGGCA